AAGGTACTGGAGCAATATTCACCGTCTTTAGAGACGCAACTGGTGGTATTGGAACCGTCTCACTAACCAATCCTGGTGAAGCATATGGTGTTGGTACAACCATTACCATTAACGGTGCAGGAATTGGTGGTACATCAATCACTGATGATATCAAACTAGACACAACATCTCTTAGAGATGACAAGGTTGTTCTTACTGTTGAAGGAACAAACTCTAGAGTGTTAGTTGGTGGTGTTGACGATTGGTACAACGCACAAACCCTTGGTTTAGATAACTCTAAAGTATTCTGGCGTAGCATTGCTCCTAAACCTGGAACCTCGAATTACGTAGCACAACGAGGTGGTAGGAATGATGAAATGCACGTTGTTATTGTTGACGATGCTGGTACTCTAACTGGTATCCGAGGTAATATTCTAGAGAAGCATTTGAACCTATCTAAGGCAACTGATGCTGTATCTGAAGCAAATGCACCACAGAAGACATGGTACAAGTCTTATCTTGCCAACTTCTCGAACTACATTTATGCAGGTGCTAACCAAGGACAAGGTAACGATACATTCCATAATACCTTCCCTACTGGAACATACTTCAACGTATCTTCTGGTGCAAGTCTATACGATGATGGTGCTAATCCAACTGTATGGTACGCATTAACTCAAAATAGTACTCGCTGGAACAGAGTTGCTAAGAACAACACCTTCAGTTCTGTTGGTGGAGTTACATATTCACTAACAAACGGTGAAAATTACACCGCTACTGGTGGACTTAAAGCAGAATTAGGAAATCTAATTGGTGCTTATAACCTCTTTGACAATAAAGATGAGGTTCAGGTTGATTACCTATTGATGGGACCATCCTGTAATTCTCTCAATGATACTCAGGCAAAAGCAAACAAATTAATTGGTATTGCTGAGTCTAGAAAAGATTGTGTGACTGTTATCTCACCACACAAAGGAACAGTAGTTAACATTACTGACCCAATCGTTCAAACTAGTAACATAGTTGAGTTCTTTGGACCACTAAGTTCTTCTTCTTATGCAATCTTTGATAGTGGTTACAAGTATACTTACGATAGGTTCAATAACAAGTTCCGTTACCTTCCATGCAACCCAGATATTGCTGGATTGATGTGTCGCACGAACCTAGTTGCTTATCCTTGGTTCTCACCTGCTGGACAGCAGCGTGGTGTAATTAAGAATGCAATTAAACTTGCATACAACCCAACTAAAGCACAAAGAGACATTCTTTATTCCTCACGTATTAACTCAATTATTAATACACCTGGAACTGGAATCATCCTCTTCGGTGATAAGACTGCACTAGCATATGCTTCCGCATTTGATAGAATTAACGTTCGTCGTTTATTCTTGACAGTTGAGCAAGCACTTGAAAGAGCAGCACAGGCACAACTCTTCGAGTTTAACGATCAGGTAACGAGGGCAAACTTCGTTAACATCGTTGAACCATACCTACGTGATGTTCAAGCAAAACGTGGTATTTACGATTATCTGGTTATTTGTGATGAGACAAACAACACTCCAGACATAATTGATAATAATGAATTCCGAGCAGACATCTTCCTGAAGCCTGCGAAGTCGATCAACTACATCACCCTGACCTTCGTTGCTACCCGTACTGGTGTTAGCTTTGAAGAAGTCGCTGGTAGAGTTTGATAACTGATTGATTAAATACTAAGGAGGATTCTAACCAAAATGGCAAGAGAAATCAGGACAATCACCGACTTTAAGGCAAAACTTTTAGGCGGTGCAGCAAGACCAAACTTATTTGAAGTATCAATTCCAACATTCCCATCCTTCGTAACTGGATGGGATGATGATACATTCAGTTTTTTGTGTAAGGCAGCAGCATTACCTGCTTCTAATATTGCACAAATTGACGTTCCGTTTAGAGGTCGTATTCTAAAGGTTGCTGGAGACAGAACCTTTGATACTTGGACTACAACCATCATTAATGATGAGGACTTCAAACTAAGAACATCATTTGAGCAGTGGATGAATCAGATCAGTAAGTTGGATAACAACACTGGTGCTACAAACCCTTCATCATACATGACCGATGCTTACGTGTATCAGTTAGGTAGAGGGCAATCAAGATTCTCTACAGAGAATGCTGATGCAGATAGCGTACAACCTCTAAGGACTTACAAGTTCTTCGATATATTCCCAACCAATGTATCTCAGATAGATCTATCATACGATACTTCTGATACCATTGAGGAATATACAGTTGAATTCCAAGTACAGTACTGGCAAGCAGAGGCTACTGACCAAACTGGTATTGCTGTGGTATAATAAATAGATACACAGTATTAAGACAATATAATGGCAAAGTTATTCGGCTTTTCTATTGAGGATAACGAAGAAAAGAAATCCCCTGGTGTAGTATCCCCCATACCTCAATCAAACGAGGATGGGGTTGATCACTATCTGACCAGTGGATTTTTTGGTTCTTATGTAGATATAGAAGGGGTCTATAAAACCGAATATGATCTCATTAAGAGATATAGAGAGATGGCACTCCATCCAGAATGTGATGGTGCGATTGAAGATATCGTTAATGAAGCGATTGTAAGTGATTTAAATGATAGTCCAGTTCAGATAGATTTAGATAATCTAAATGCTGGAGATGGTTTAAAGAAAAAAATAAGAGAAGAATTTAAAACTATTCTTGAACTTCTAGACTTTGATAAGAAGTGTCATGAGATTTATAGGAATTGGTATGTTGATGGAAGATTATATTACCATAAAGTAATTGACTTAAAGAATCCTCATGATGGTATTCAAGAGTTGAGATATGTTGATGCACTGAAGATGCGTTATGTTCGTGAATCAATTAAGGGAAAAGATAAAGGTGGTGGTGTTCAGACACAGGATGGACGTGACAATCCAATGAACTCACCGTTCCCAAATATTAAAGAGTATTTTGTATATAATCCAAAACAGAATGTAGCAGCTTACGGTGGACAACCAGGTAAAGGATCTGGTGGTGGAGTTAAGTTTGCAAAAGATGCAATCTCATACTGTACATCTGGATTGGTTGATAGGAACAAAGGAACAACACTATCCTATCTACACAAAGCAATTAAGTCACTCAACCAATTAAGAATGATTGAGGACTCTCTTGTTATCTACAGACTGTCAAGAGCACCTGAAAGAAGAATATTCTACATTGATGTTGGTAATCTTCCTAAGATGAAGGCAGAGCAATACCTACGTGACGTTATGATGCGTTATCGTAACAAGTTGGTATACGATGCTGGAACTGGTGAGATCAGAGATGACAAGAAGTTTATGAGTATGCTTGAAGACTTCTGGTTACCTCGTAGAGAAGGTGGACGTGGTACAGAGATTACTACTCTTCCTGGTGGTCAGAATCTTGGTGAACTAGCAGATATTAAATACTTCCAACAGAAGTTGTATAGATCTTTAAACGTACCTGAGTCTAGACAAGGTGGTGAAGGTGGTTTTAACCTTGGAAGGTCTTCAGAGATCCTTAGAGATGAACTTAAGTTTACTAAGTTTGTAGGTAGATTACGTAAGAGATTCTCAAGAATGTTCAACGATATGTTGAAGACTCAATGCTTACTTAAGAATCTTGTAACTCCAGAAGATTGGGATATTATGGAGGAGCATATTCAATATGACTTCTTATATGATAATCACTTCTCTGAACTGAAGGAAGCAGAACTAATGACAGAGAGATTGAATATTGCTGCTACCGCAGAACCTTATGTTGGTAAGTACTACTCACAAGATTATGTAAGACGTAAGTTCCTTCGCCAGACTGACGAGGAAATCATTGAACAAGACAAGTTGATTGCAAAAGAGATAGAACAGGGTATAATACCAGACCCAATGGCTCCTGTTGATCCTGAGACAGGATTACCAATGGAACCTATGGGAGGTATGTCACCAGATAATAACGTTAACGGAGCATCTGGTAAAACTCCTCTAGATCCTGAAGCACCAACACTTACTTAATTATGATCACATTAAATCCGTCCAACTGGTTTTCTTTTATGACTAAATCACATGAAGAAGAAGATAGTACAGATTGGTTGAATCGTGTAATTAACGAATTGGCAAATCCATTGGATTCTATGCCAATAGCAACCAATGATAATAAGTATGCACCACCTGAACGTAGAGCAGAATTAGACGCTGAAATGCTTGCAATTAATTCAGAACCAGTAGTAGAAACTACTCCAACTTGGTTTAATGTGGATAAAGAAGATGGATTGGATTATGAAGGTCCAGTTGATGAAGTGGAGGAAGTTGAAGAAGAATCAATTCATGAGAAGATGTATCAAATTGCAACTTCTAAGTATAATCCATTCTCCGTAGGTGGATCAGAAAATATTCAAGATTTTGATGAGCGTCTAGGGGGTTCTGAAAATAGATTATCATAGGTTTTTAAATATACCTGATTATCTTCCAAACATAGACGTATCAAAATATAAAACTAAAGGTATGGGATGGTTGCAGTTCCATAAGCAACTACAATTTGAAGATTTAGGTAATGATAAAATTCTCCCGTGGTTGAATAGCATGGGATATAGTTCTCATTGGATAGAGTTTTTTTATACTCCTCCACATGAGGACGGTATTGTGCATTCCGATAATATTGGTGATTGGCCTTGGGCAAAAATAGTATATCAAATAGGTGCTAAAGGAAGTACTATGAGATGGTGGTCTTCAGATAAAGCATTTGAAGTTAGTACTACAGATCCAAGAGCAGGTGGTGATAGAACAGATGACCATTATCATGGTAAAGTATTAGTTGCCAGACCAGAAGAATCCACTATCGAACATGAAGTGGAAGTTGGTACTTCTAGTCTTATTAATGTTGGTCCTCTGCATAGTTCTCATAACCCTACAGATGACAAGAGATTTACTATTACTATTGCTTTAATTGACAAGAATAAGGATTATGAACACAGAATTCTTTGGGATGAGGCAATAGAATCATTTAAGCCGTACATAGTTGCTTCATCTGATTCTTAAGTAGACCTTTGCGTCTTAATATGAATACCTCATGTGGGTTATTCTTATCAAAGTTTTTAAAATCAGTATCAATAAGATAATCAATTTTTTTATCTTCCCATGTGTCTAAGTCATAATTTGATCTAAATGCATGAGGATATGTTATGTTCTCATCAAATATAAAACATCTTTGTGCATGGAATATATTGGGATCTATTGGGTAGTTTATATCAGTCCACTCTTCAATCATAGGTGATTGGGATATAAGCATATCCTCTATCTCTGAGAAGATGTATTCTTTATTATTAAACATGAAGGCAAAACTTCCTGCATGTAGTGTATGACCATGCTTACCTTTATCTAATATTTTTCCAGTTTTCATGTAATGATTAACTGAAGTGAAGATCTCTCTATAATGATCTCCTAGCATTCCTTTATTCTCTTTTACATAATTAAACAAGCAATCATAGAATCTTCTATATGATATGCCCAATTTATTATAAAAATATTTTGCTATTACTTGAGTATAACCAGCAATATGGAATTGAACAATTAACCAACCATACATGTATGCTTCGATCAATTCGTCATTGCTCATTGTATTCGTCTCAGAGATGAGTTCAATTATCTCTACCACACCATCATAATCTTTGTCATTACCAAAGGAAACATAGTCTTCTGACTTAATTGTTTTTATTCCATGCAATTCTCTTGATAATTTACTATTAAGTTGAGTATTACCGAACATTTGACAGAACCATACATCTATTGATTCATGTTGACCACACTCAAGAACTTTTGAGAACCCTTCTTTCCAAGAATCTAAAGTCTCTTCTGGTAAACCTAGAATAAATTCTGTATATGTTTTAACTCCATATTCTTTACTTTTCTCTATCTGCTCAGATATTTTATTAACCTTCATATTCTGCCTTTTAATTGCTTTAAGTGTAGGTTGGTTCATACTCTGAACACTTATAGTAACTCCTCTACTAATATCACCAACTATCTTAGCGATCTCAAAAACAACTTCTGTAGAGTTCTTAGAGTACTGAATATTGATTGCTTCTAATTTACCTTTATCTGCTGCTGCTCTAAACAACTTTGCAATCTCAACATCTCTATCTCTAAAGATACCAAAGTTAGCATCAGCATTAAAAATGAATCCAACATTATGATTACCTGCCCATTCAATGTCTTGTTTGACCCGTTCAAGGTCAAACTTTTTAATTTTCTGATATGTCATTCCACCCCAATCACAGTAAGTACACATATGTGGACAACCACGATTAGTCTCCATAGTCATAGC